CGTGAATCTAACTTTGGGTAGAGCCCAAAGCCCCCTAGACAACGGGGTATTCGACCGATAAGGTCAAATGTGCTACCCTTCATGGGTAGAGTACGCTTTACCATACGGTAAAGCAGACGCTTCGTTGCGGGACGAAGATTAGAGGTGGCAACACCACTTACCGATGGGAGGTCATCGGACAGGCCATCTTTCGAAAAGGCCTCTCTACCGTCACGATCAGACGGAAGACGGGAGAACCGTCTAACACTAAGTATAGTGTTGTCAGCCTCAGCCACCTGATTGGTAACTCGATAGAGTTGCTCACAAAAGGTAAATGAGCTGTCATTCTTGAAGCACTTCTTCAAGTTAATGGAAAACCCAAGGTCTTCCATGAGTTTAAGATACAACTTAAACTGAGAACGCGTCCAGTAGGCCGCGAGGTCATCTCCTCGGATGACAAAGTCACCACCATGGTGACTGACACGTGCGCATATAGCGTAGTGTATTATGGATAGAAATATCCATGAGCATGGGGCACCCATGCTAGTCCCCCTGGAAACAGGAAACACAAAACCCTTCTGGGTTTTTAGTTCACTGACATAAACTGAGCTTTGGGGAACCCCAAAGATCTTGATCATGTCATCAAGAATGTCTCTACTAATGGTATCAGTAGCATTCGATAGATCCATCGAATACCAGGTACGGTTAGGTACCTGCTTACATTTCTTGAATGTAATAACCGAATCCGGTTTAAGTCCTTTACGGATTTGGGGGATCTTTTCCAAGATCATCCACAGACGTTGTCGGTGGAGATGACCAAAGAACGTCGCTTTGGTGTCTAAGGCCTGTACAACACGGGCCTTATTCCCATACTCGGGAATGGTGACAACTCTGCCAACGCAGGGTGGGCCGAAAGGTATCGAGTCAAACTTCCTGGGAAGGAAGCCGGACGTACCCGTCACAACGGCGAAAGGAAGTTCTGGCAGGAACTTGGTCATCTCATCATAACGAAGAGATACACCTTTACTGGCGTCAAGCCAGAACTCGCGGGCGAGTTGAGAGTTCTTAGACAGGGGCCTGATAAGGCTCCTTAACTCTGATTCAAACCCGCCTTCGGAGCGAGTGGCAGATGCGGTGGCACCTGGGGAGTGAAAGTTAAATTTAAACTTTGAAGCCGGAGGGACCCGGCTGTAAATCTTACTTCTGGCAAGATATCCGAGGACACAATCATGTCCTCTACTACCCCTAGAAGGATAGTGACATTCTGTAATCTCACAGAATTTAAGAAGAGCTCTCTTCTGGACCAGTGAACCTCCCATCGGGAGGGCCCTACCTAAGTAGGACAACTGGAAGAACAGGGACTGACCCCCCTGTGATCTCAACGTATGATTGAGAAGAAATCTTGGGAGGTAAACCCCCAAGATAGAGCGATTTGGCTCAGAACCAAATGAAACTTCCCTACAATGGAAGGCGAATGATTTCAGGTTACCTAGAACCTGAAATGGGTCATACTTATAAGTATGTAGAAGTCTGTTAAACTTCTTGAATATCACCGAACGATATTGCACTCTCCGCTTCCGGGAGTGGCGATTGACCCAATCGCAAAGGTTGGATGCTATGTAAGTAGCATGGAGTGCCCTACGGAGCACTGCAACGTCCTTCTCTGAGGGTCGAACCCACTTCAACTGAGGCTGAGGTTTGGCATCAGCTGCCACACCAGGGGCGCAACTCCCTGTCACCTCGCTCGTCGAGCGATAAAACTCATGAATTCCTTCATGGGTCAACCCTTCAGGTACTTCTGAAGCAGCGAGAGCCACAGGTTCTCCGGAACCTCCCGTTGATGGGAGGATCGCGTGGTTACCGCCACGCCTCGGTTGGGATAAATCCCGATCGGTCAACAACATTGTCATTGGGCCGATGTTAGTGCAAGATTCCTG